TTAACCAATTTAAATCATTGTACAAACCCCAACAACTAGAACTGTTCGCATGATGGAAGACGTTAAAATAATCGCTTATGCGCTGCTGGTAATTACCAATGCCTGCTGCATCCTCTACATCTGTCGGGAGTTCAAGAAATTGGCTAACCGTGTTGAGAAGTACCTTAACTATACAAATAGCCGTTATAGTATGGTTCTCATTAACCAATTACTATTCTTACGTAGTGAACTCGTAAAGAATGAGGACTACAAGAGTGCGGCCAAAATCAACGAAATAATCAAAAGGGAAATTGAAAAAGAAAATGAAAGGTCAGATTAAGTTCAGGGGCTGGAATGCCAAGAAAAAGTGGCTGCACAGCTATTGCTACGATGTGGTTTACCCCAAGACCGATTTAAGGGCGAAAAGTCGCGGTCGCTGTACGGTTTCGTCATGGCAGACTACGAAGGCAAGGTCTTGGTAGCAGGAGACATACAGAACAATCCCGAAATGATTGGGTAATAATAAACATATAATTATTTAACAACAATATTTTAAACAAAAAAATGAGAAGTCATATAGCACAATTTTTCGAAGTGAAATTCAAGTACGAGAAAACGCAAGAAGACGGCCTTGTCAAGATGGTTACGGAGGCGTACGCCATAGATGCCATGACGTGGAGCGAGGTAGAGAAACGCATCGTCGAAGAGATGGCTGCCTACGCGCAAGGTGAGGCCGAGATAAAGGACATCCGCAAGGCGCAATACAAGGAGGTCTTGTTTTCAGACAAAGAGGCTGACGACAAGTATTACAAGACCAAACTTTCGTTAATCATGCTTGACGAAAAATCGGGAAAGGAGAAGCGTCAGAACGTAATCTACTTGGTTCAAGCCGCATCGACCGCGCAAGCCGAGAAATACATTCACGATGTCATGTCGCCGACCACGTTCAATTACGAGGTGGTGAAAGTGGAGGAAACGAAAATCCTTGACGTATATCTTCATAAGGACGAACCCAAAAAGACCGCCAATGAATAGTCGTGAGTTTTTTGACAAAGTTTCGCGAATGCGCGACTTACAAAGGTCGTATGCAAAGAGCCGAAACATGTCGGTGCTAAACAAGTGTAAAACCGTTGAAAAAGAGGTGGACGCCGAGATAGCACGAGTTAATGCTATCCTTGGCATCCGCCAAACGGATGAACCTAACATGTTTGGAAAATACAAATAAAATATGAACCACGCTAGCTTATTTTCAGGCATCGGTGGTGCGGAACTCGCTGCCGCGTGGATGGGATGGCAAAACCTGTTCCATTGTGAGATAAGCGAGTTTCCACGAAGAGTTTTAGAGTATTGGTTTCCCTATTCAGTCAGTTATGAAGACATCACGACAACAGACTTTTCCTCTTGGCGAGGAAAAGTCGACATCCTCACTGGAGGGTTTCCCTGCCAACCGTTTTCAATGGCAGGAAAGCGACTTGGAGCGGAAGATGACCGCTACCTCTGGCCGCACATGCTGCGAGCGATACGCGAGATACAGCCCACTTGGGTCGTTGGTGAGAACGTTGTTGGCCTCACAACGATGGTACAGCCCGGCGAGGAGGTTGAAGTGGGTGGCCAAGCCTCTCTATTCGAAGAGAATTACCGAACGCGAGAGGAGCAAACCTACACAATCGAAGAAATCTGCCAAGGTCTTGAACAGGCAGGATATTCAGTCCAGCCGTTTGTTGTTCCAGCTTGTGCCGTCGGCGCGCCCCACAGGAGGGACAGGGTATGGATTGTTGCCCACCGTGCAGACGCAGGGGTTGAAGACCTGCGAAAACGGCAAGTCGATACCGATGAACCTCGCGCTGCTGCCAACACCGCTCTCCGTGGAAGTGTCGCACAACAAACGGATAACCCAGCTAAAAGAGAAAGGCGGAAAGACAATGGGCAGCAGAGCCAACGGAGAGAGCCGTCCAAACGGGCTGATGGACTACTTGGCATTTCATTCCCTATTGCCCACCCCGACAGCAATGGACAGCAAGACTGGAACGCCAATGGAGAGCAAAACATACAATCGGGACACGGATTTAAAACACTTTGTTGCAAGACGAGCTGGACAGACTTCCCAACTCAATCCCCTATTTGTGGGAGAGATGATGGGCTTTCCCTTGGATTGGTTGACATTACCTTTCCAAAATGGCGAGCAGAAAGCGTCAAAGCCCTAGGCAATGCGATAGTGCCGCAGGTGATATATGAGATTTTTAAAGCAATTGAAGAGCATGGACGATAGGGAGATACTTCATCAGTAATTAATCCGCCTTGGCGACATGATGGGGGATGGCCTGCACCTTGAAAAGGATGGGCGTTGGATTGCTCGTGAATACAAGATGGTATTGAAAGCGTTATACCCAGAAATGTTCCCCAAGAAGAACACCACAGAACGCGATAAGGCAATCGCCGAATGGTGTAAATGCAACCCTTGTAACGAATGTGGCGGAAAGTTCAAACAAACGCGTAAAGGCTCAATGCGAGTTGTATGCACAGGGTGTGGTGTTAAAAGGCAATTGAAAGTAAGAAAACATTCCAATCTATAAAGAAATGGAAAGAATTAACAAATAAAATTATGGAAACAGATAACAAAATAAAAGCCTACAAGGGCTTTAACAGCGACATGACTTGCCGTGGCTTTCAATTCGAGGTAGGCAAGGAATATGAAGAAAGTGGTAAGATAGAGGCCTGCGAGAACGGCTTCCACGCTTGTGAGAACCCCATGGATGTTATGGATTATTATTTCATTGGCAAAGACGGTCACATCGCCCGTTTTTGCCAAGTTGAACAAAGCGGTGACATTGACAGAAGAGAAAACAAGGTGGCTTCATCTAGGATTACTATCAAGGCTGAATTGAAATTCGCAGACTTCATTAAGTTGGCTGTCAACTTCATAATGGAGAAATGTAAGGGTGGTAAGAAAAACACCAAAAACTACGCGCAAATGGCATCATCGGGCGACTCCGCGAAAATGGCATCATCGGGCGACTCCGCGCAAATGGCATCATCGGGCTACTACGCTGTGGTAATGGCTACTGGTTACAAGACCAAAGTCAAGGCCAAGAAAGGCAGTTGGATAACCCTTACCGAATGGGAATACGTAGACAACAAGTGGAAGCCCGTATGCGTGAAGACTGAACAGGTGGATGGTGAGCGTATCAAGGAGGACACTTGGTATATACTAGTTAACGGACAATTTAAAGAAATAGAATAATCATGGAAATAATTTTGAATTGCGGGGACAAGATAAACGTCCCAGAGGGCTGCAAGGCCGAAATAAAGGATGGTGTCATCACTATTGAGAAAGAAAAGTCAACGTTCAAGAGAGGTGACTTCGTCACTAGTATTGGAGGGACAAGAATGGGAATTGTGTACGAGTGTAGAGATAACAACGGCGACCCCGTCATATGCATGCATTGGGACAACGATTCCAAATTAGGTGAATTTAAGAAAAGGCAAGCTAAAATATTCCACCTAGCTACGGAAGAGGAAAGGAAAACCATTACCGCTAAGATGGCAGAACAAAACCTGCGGTGGAATGCTGAGAAAAAGGAGCTTGAATGGATTAGGTGGAGGGCGGAGAAAGGTGGTTATTACCATTTCATTAACTCTATCTGTAATGTAACTGCAGTCTATGACAAGAGGGATAGTATAGACGATAAGCAGTTCTTATCTTACAATTATTTTAAGACCAAAGAACAAGCCGAAAAGGCTGCTAAGTTGGTTAAGGCTACATTGAGAAAATTCCACGAAGAAAACTTACAACATGAAGAAGATAATGTTCAATGATAAATATCTCCTCACGCAAGCGGTTTTGCGTGGGGAGAAGACCCAAACAAGGCGAAAATTCACCCTGACATTAGATAAAGAGGTAGATGATAAACTGATCCGAATATATCCATCAAAAGTCTTTTTTGACAATGGAAAATGGCTATTTGACTACGAGGGGAGGATTTATAATCTTCCAAAAGAGAACTATCCACGTTATAAGATTGGCGAAGTAGTAGCAATCGCACAAAGCTACAACGACATTGGCAAACCACAATTCGACAAGTTCGGGAAAGACGTTGCAGGGAACAATAATAAATTGTTCGTCAAGGCCGATCTACTCCCCCACCATATCAGGATTACCGATGTAAAGGTGGAACGCTTGCAGGATATATCAGACAATGATTGCATGAGTGAGGGACTGAAGTTTAGGTATAAAAATATGAATTTTGGAAACATGCTAACGCGTGAGGATTATTATTATGATTATCTTGATAGGTATGGAGAAATAAGTTGCTATGGAACAGAATCTCCAAAGAAGACTTTTTCAGTATTTATTGATAAAATATGCGGATATGACACATGGGAGGATAATCCATGGGTAGTAGCATATAGTTTTGAATTAGTAGATTAAGTTATGAAAGATAAGATATATAACCAATACGTCATACCAATATACCCAAGAGATGAATTCTATTTGGAATTGTGCATGCTTCCTAAGAAAACTAAATCACGAGCAGGTTCAAAGCCCTATGCGAAAAGGCGGAAGGCGAAAAGGAAAAATAAACACAAATAACATACCGATGAAACAGAAAGCGACTATTGATAGGGCTCTGCGATACATCAAGCGCAAGACCCAAAAGACAAGCGAGGGAAAAGAAGTGGTCAGCAAGCTACATGCCAAACTGGCTGCCAAAATGGCTTTCGAGGGAGGTAGGCTAAGCGTATTGGACAATATTCCAGAGTTAGAATGGGGAGGGGTACATTATCTTGGCAAAGAAACTCTTAGAGCATATCCGCTTGGTGCTTACTTTAAAATTGAATTTGTAGGAATGGAGTTTGACGTGCATTGTAATGAACACTTTGTTACACGCACCCTATCCCTTTCAGATGCGAAACAGGCTGCCCTCCTGCACTATAAGAATATTGTAAAAAAAGCATTAGGATTATGACACGAGAAGAGTTAATCGAAAATGCATCTAAAAAATATTGCCAAGACAATACCCCCAACTTGCCGCAGATGCACCTCACCATATCAACAGCATTCGAGGCTGGGGTTGCATGGGCAGATGCTCGTCCTGTTAATCCTTGGCACTCTGTCGCCGATGGGGACTTGCCTAAGGAATATAATGGCGATGCGATATGTCCGACGTTCCTTGTTGCAGCAAGGGGCGGAGATCTCATTATGGCATACTATGCGTGGGGAGAGGACGAAGACGAACCTAATTTCTATGACGACTGCGATGGGGCGTTAGATGCTGAATGGTGGATGGAGATACCCAAATTACCAAGTGAATGAACAAATTAAACGAATAAAATGAAATGATTAGAACAATATTAGCAACAGCCCTTTTAACCATGCTAGTCGGCTGTGAGCCGAAGTCTTTCAAGGGTATTATCGTGTGCAAGGAGTACGTCAAGGCACACATGGACAACGAAGAGATTCATGTCGTGGAAGAAGCCACGTTCGTGCCATGGGTACATTATGTACCACACCCTAGGCGCGTGCCACAACTCGTACCGTCAGAGTGGAAGTTCTACGTGGCGAACAAGTACTCAATCAGGGTGTTTTTTGTTGACAGCGTTACCTACACTACACATCACGTAGGGGAAAAGATAGTAATGAAAGAAAGGTAATAGATATGGATAAGAAAGTAATCGTACTTATGTCTCGCGTCTTCCCGCTAAATAGTAGTCGTGCAGGGGAAAAGATGGGGTTCAAGGAAAGCATTGTTGAGGGGCGGAAAATACACACAATCCGCGACAATTTCGCCGTTTGGGCAAAAAAACTGGATGCAATAAAAAAAGGAGACCACGTGTTATCAGTGCGCCAATGGTCGGGCAGGCCGTACAACTCTCCACAGGTGGAAATCCTACGAACAAAGGATAATATAGGCTATCAGCCTATAACAATACGGTACGACCACAAGAACAATTTCATCGTGGCAAAAGTCGGCGACGCGTTTGTCCCAATCAACACGCTTGCGAAAAATGACGGCCTTTCGGTGGAGGATTTCAAGGAATGGATATTCGGGAAAGATCCGCAAGAAAGCAAGCTGTTCAAGGGCATAGTAATTCACTTTACGTCATTCCGATATTAGGGAGAGCGAAAACTAAACATAGCGCGTTATGAGACACGAAGAAGACCGCATACAGATAGCTTGCGTGAATTGGTTCAGCCTGCAATATCCAAACCTCGCCCTCCTGCTCCATCATTCACCCAATGGAGGTAAGCGCACCCGATTCGAGGCGATGGAGTTCAAGCGGATGGGGACACGAAAGGGCTTCCCCGACCTGATACTCTGTTTCCCGTCAAAAGGGCATCACGCCCTCTTTGTTGAAATGAAAACAAAGACAGGCAGGCAACAGCCATCGCAGAAGATTATGCAGAGGCAACTTGAATGGGCAGGATATAAGTATGTCATCTGTCGCTCACTTGAAGATTTTATCAACGAAATCAGCGATTATTTGCGTTGAATTTTGTTAATTTGCAAAGAAAGAGTACCTATTGGGTACTCTTTTTCGTATATTTGCGTCTAACAGATTGATTAATTGCAAACGAATGAAAAAGCAGTCAGACAACACGGTACGAGCTGATGTAATGGCGGGGATGCTCCCCCTGTCGGCAGGCGGAACCC